TGGATACAAATTTTTAAATTTACAGGGTTATTAAAAATAAGGACACTGTAATGAAAATCAACGAAGTAAATTCTCTTTCTTTAAAAGGTAGTTTGGGTGGCAATCTAACTGAGAATAAGTTTTGGGCGTTCACTGAGCTCAGTGAAATTAAAAATAATTTTGATACTATTTACATATTAGGCAGCTGGTATGGAAATGCTGGCTTGTTACTCAGCATGGATCCTAGATTTGAATTCGACGAAATTATTAACGTTGAAAAAAATAAAAATATGTTAAAGGTCAGCGGTCAACTTGCAAAATTACAAAAAGACACTAGAATAAAATCCATGCATAAAGATGCTAATCTTTTGGATTATAGACGTTTAGGCTCTGATGGATTGGTAGTTAATTTTAGTTGTACTAATATTTCTGGCGACGATTGGTTTGATCGCATACCCGACGATACTATGGTGTTGTTATCAGGAAGAAACAACGACCCAGGCGCTGTGCATAAATTCAATAGCGTAGAAGAATTTTTTTCTACTTATCCATTAACCAAAATTTTGTTTTCTGGTCAAAGAACTTTCGAAGATCCTGAAACTGAATACGATGCGTATTTGGTAATTGGAACAAAATAGACCTGTGCCTTAGGACCGGGTGGGCGGCTACTGCCTTGACTTATACAATTCGCTACTGTATAATCTAGAGTGTAGCAACTTTTTAAACTTCAACTATTATGATAATTTGGTTCAATTGTAAAATCACAGATCAAAGACTTAACCCCCAGAGTATAATTAGATACAATCTTCGAGACGATAACAGGTTTGATATCGCAAAATATAGTTTTGCCAGCTTTGCGCCTTTGGAGCCCTTGACCAGCAAGTTTATTTTTAATCTAGAACTAGCGGACAGTCACAGTGGTCGACAAGAAGAAATGGAAACTTGGCTTCGAGGAATTTTTCCTGCTGATAAATTAAGTATCCATTGGTATAGAGCAAATAATATTGCTCAATGGCAAGAAATTAAACAAGAGATCGATCAAATTGGGGATGACTTAATTTTCCCTGCTGGCAACGAAGATCATATTTTCTTAGACAGCAACATCGAAGTATTCAAACGTGGGTTAGAACTTATTAAACAAGACCCCTATCCTTATGCTACACTGATGACCAGTCATTATCCAGAAAGCATCAGGGCTGCACATTATTTCAAAGGCACTCCCAGCAGTTGTGGTAATTATGTTAGTTATGAAATGGTTAACAATGATGCTATTCGGGTTATAAAGAAGGAATATTTTGAATGGTATCTAGACACCGCAAAAAATTCTAACGCATTGCTTTTTAGAACTGAGCATTGGAACAACATTGGTATTTTATCCAATAAGCTATATGTTCCCACTAAAGAACAGTTCAGACATTTTGATGGTTACGCTCACGTACAAGTAGGCGCAGATACTTGCCCTCCATTGGAGATTCCTGCAGGGTTTTTTGATGGTATGACTATTCGTTATGGTCACAACGATAGGCAATCAGATGCTGTTAATATTAACCCAATGGCCGAACAACTTTATACAGTTGATCACGAAAAAGGCGCCGACTATCGATATACTCTGGATGAGTTACCTCTATTCTGGAAACCGTATATTACACAAACAGATATTTCTGCCGACATTGATCAATCAAAAATGAATCAAGCCTACGACACACATCTACTACAAATGACCAGAGTAAATGTAAACTGGTTTCACGTAGGTGCCCGATTCAATGAATCTAATTATCCTCCGGCAAGTTGGATCAATAATCACACAAAAGAATACTTGTTCTACGAGTAAATTTAATATATAATACATTTTTAGGAGCATATATGAGCGATTACAATCGAAGTTTTAATGGCGACGCAAAAATTAAGTTGACTCAACTTATCAATGAGGGTATGACTGTTCTTCAAGAAATTGAAGACTTGAATACCGGTCTAAACGAAACTATCAAAGCCATTGCAGAAGAATTGGAAATTAAACCTGCTACATTGAAGAAGGCTGTTAAAATTGCACACAAAGCTAAACTAGGCGAAACTAATCGAGACCACGACGAACTTAATACTATTTTAGAAACTGTCGGAAAAACACTTTGAACGATCTCTTATATTCAACCTTTTCTTGGATAAAAGATGATTGGAAGTCTAATCCTTTACGCTTTGCTATCGAGCTGCTTGCTTGGGGGATTAGTATTGGCTGTAGTATCACTATGGCAGTCACCGTGCCCGACCCACCGCTTATTGTTTTGTACCCAATTTGGATTAGCGGTTGTGCTATGTACGCTTGGGCTGCTTGGACTCGCAGGTCGTTTGGGATGCTGGCCAACTACGTACTTTTAACTGCCATCGACACTATCGGACTAACAAGGATGCTAATTAATTGAGCTACAATGACATTAAATCACAAACTGAATCTAAGATGTCCAAAGGTATCGATTCGTTCAAATCAACAATTAGTAAGGTCCGCACAGGAAGAGCCAGTACTAGTCTATTAGAACATCTCCTAGTAGATTACTACGGTACTCCCACTCTTATTAGTCAAGTGGCTAGCTTAACATTAGTTGATGCTAGAACCATTTCAGTTACTCCATGGGAGAAGACTATGCTAGTGCCTGTGGAAAAGACTATCAGAGAATCCAATCTAGGACTTAACCCGTTAAACAAAGGCACAGTTATTCTTGTGCCGTTGCCGGCATTATCAGAAGAACGGCGAAATGAAATGATAAAGATTGTTAAATCCAATGGAGAAGATGCTAAAATAGCTATTCGTAATCACAGACGTGATGCCAATGAGCAACTAAAAAAATTATCTAAGGCCAAGGAAATCACCGAAGATCAAGAAAAACAGGGCCAAGCTCATGTACAAAAATTAACAGATCGATTTATTGTAGAGATTGATCATTTGGTTAATACCAAAGAAAAAGAATTACTTAAAATTTAAAGGATTAGATGAGCTACGTCGACGCATTATTTGATAAGCAAAAAGATCGTATCCATGTAGTAGAACGTGTTAATGGTATTCGAGAATATAAAGAATATCCAGTTAACTATATATTTTATTACGATGATCCCAGGGGAAAACATCGAACTATCTATGGAACACCGGTAACAAAATTCTCTACTAGAAATGGTAAGGAATTTCAAAAAGAGCTACGAATGCAAAAGGACAAAAAGTTGTGGGAAAGCGACTTTAAACCAGTATTCAGATGCCTTGAAGAAAACTATCTCGGTGCTGAACCTCCTAAGTTGCAAACGGCATTCTTCGACATTGAAGTTGACTTTGATCCCCAACGAGGATTTAGTCCAGTGTCAGATCCGTTTAATAAAATCACTGCTATAAGTATCTATTTGGATTGGCTGGATAAACTAGTAACTCTGGCTATTCCCCCCAAGTCCATGAGCTGGGAAACTGCGGAAGAAATTTGCGCTAAATTCAGCGACTGTTATATCTTCGACAGAGAAGAAGATATGTTAGACACATTTCTTAATCTCATCGACGATGCAGACATCTTAAGTGGGTGGAACAGCGAAGGCTATGACATCCCATACACTGTTGGCCGTATTACTCGTGTTTTAAGCAAAGACGACACAAGGAGACTTTGTCTGTGGGGACAATTTCCCAAGCAAAGGGAGTTTGATCGATTCGGTGCTACTAATATTACTTTCGATTTAATCGGAAGAGTTCATTTGGACTATATGCAGTTGTATCGAAAGTACACCTATGAAGAACGCCATAGTTATAGTTTAGATGCTATTGGAGAATACGAGTTAGAAGAGCGTAAAACTGCCTATGAAGGCACATTGGATCAATTATATAATAAAGACTTTGAAACATTTTTAGAATACAACAGGCAAGATACTCGCTTGCTTGCCAAACTAGACAAGAAGCTACGTTTCTTGGATTTAGCTAATACCATTGCTCACGATAACACGGTGTTATTGCAGACAACAATGGGCGCAGTTGCAACTACAGAACAGGCAATTATCAATGAAGCACACAGTCAAGGATTGGTCGTTCCTAACAGGAAAGGCAGAGAAGAAGATGGAGACACCCAAGCGGCAGGTGCCTATGTTGCTTATCCCAAAGTCGGCATGCACAAATACATCGGAGCCATTGACATCAACAGTCTCTATCCTTCAGCCATTCGATCTCTTAACATGGGGCCAGAAACAATCGTAGGACAGTTACGTCCTGTGATGACAGATCGTTATATTAAAGAAAAAATAGATGGGGGAGACAGCTTTGCAGCCGCATGGGAAGGATTGTTTGGTAGTTTAGAATACGAAGCAGTAATGAAAGGCGATCCCGGAGTAGAGATTACCATTGACTGGGAAGCAGACGGCACTAGTGATGTATGCAGTGCTGCTGATGTATGGCGTATTATATTTGACAGTAATAAGCCTTGGATTTTAAGTGCCAACGGCACTATTTTTACCAGTGAGCATAAAGGTATTATCCCAGGCTTACTAGAAAGATGGTATGCTGAACGTAAACAGATGCAGGCTAAACTTAAAGAATCCACCACGCCCGAAGATCAAGAGTACTGGGATAAACGACAACTGGTTAAGAAAATTAACTTGAACAGTTTGTACGGTGCTATTCTTAATCCTGGTTGCAGATTTTTCGACAATAGAATTGGTCAGAGTACAACGTTAACTGGACGAGCTATTGCCAAACACATGGATAGTTTTGTCAACGAATGTATATTTGGCAAATATGATCATGTAGGAGATTCTATTATTTACGGTGACACTGATTCTGTTTACTTCAGTGCGTGGCCGGCTGTGCAAGCAGATGTCGAAGCTGGTCGTATGGAATGGAACAAAGACATTGCTGTTCAACTGTACGACAGTATCGGAGAACAAGTTAATCAAAGCTTTCCTGGTTTCATGGAAAAAGCATTTCATTGTCCTCGACAAAATGGATCCATTATTAAAGGTGGCCGAGAGCTGGTAGCTATTTCTGGTCTGTTTATTAAGAAAAAACGATATGCTGTTCTTATCTATGACAAAGAAGGTAAGCGACTGGACGTCAAAGGCG